GCGGACGCAAACCGACGACCTTCATCGACGATCTTATCCATAAGTGCAGCTAGCACCTGCGACGGCTCCTTGTACGGAAGCGGCATAATGTTGTCTTTGAGCGCACCCGAGGCTATATCCACATCACGCCATTCAGCCGGAGCAAACGGTGTGTCATCGCCTTTAGTACGCATACCTTTGGTCTTAAACCCACCAGGAAGGTTAGATAACGTACCTGCATCGACAAGCTGTCGAAGAATCGATGTACCTGATTTAGCAAAACCGCCTACTAAATGAATAAGCCCAAAGGCGTAAAACCCAAAGCCTGGGACATAGGGGTAGTGGACAAAATGCTGACGTTTTTGCCTTAATTCATCATCAGGATTCCAATTGCGGCGAATCGCTAATATTTTGCCGTTGGACTTTTCAATAGTCACAACATAGGGAACCGCAAGTCCAGTATTTTTACCATCTTCATCTTTATCAGGAAACCCTGGAAGATCAAGGTTAACGTGCATTTCAAGCAGTTTATAGCGAGAGTCAGTAGTCGCTCTGAACCCCATCTTCTCTGCAATCTTTTTCTCTACTTCATCAAGCGAATCGCTAGGATCTTCAAGCTCTACATCAACGTAGAACCCACTCTCCATTAGCCGCTCTAGCTCGTTTTTAGTCTTACGCATGACATGCGTAACACGCTCGGCAGTCTCAATATTTGCAGCGCCATATGGCACAACAAGATCATCAGCGGAGACATACATCGCCGTCTGTCTACCAAGCCCAGGATCAAAGTAAATTTTCTTAAACGCGTTACCTGCCAGCCCCAGTCCCCACAACATCTTCTCGTGCTCGGGTCTGTACTCAATCATCACATCGGTAAGCTGATGATTCATATCTGCCTGCACACGACTAGCAGACTCTTTCTTTTCTTTTGTTTCTTCGCCAATAATCTTGGTACGCACCGGACCTTGCGCTGGAAATGTCTCCATGATGGTCTCAGCCTGAAACTTCACTACAGCTTCAGTCAACAGGGGGTGGTACACACCACACGCTCCGGGCCAAGGCTCAGTCCGATCCTCAACCTTAAGTCCTAACAGATCCAGCCCATCAACGTAGGTCTGCATCCAATCTTTGCGGGATGAGATGTCATCTTCAAAATCACTGCACAGGTCTTCGGCAAGAGTGGCTAGCTCCTTGGCATCCATCTTCTCGGCAAGGTTGTCGTTAAACCCATCCTCTTCTTTTTCTTTCTCGATCACAATCTCTAGACCACCAAGACCTACTGATACTGACTCGGGATCTTCAATCTCAATCTCGATGTCTGGCTCCATGACCAGACCATCATTCTGCAACCCCAAGGGCGCTTGGTTTAACGCTTTGTCAAAAAAGCTACTTGTAGCCATGATCTATCCTTAATAATAGGCGTATTGATTTTTACGCCTAAACATCATCGGTTCTTCAGGCTCATCAGACGGTAGTCTAATAAACCCACCGTTACGAAAACGCATTAACGCTTGCGTCGTGGAGTCAACTAAGTCATCGTTTGTGCCGCTGGGGAAATCATTGCATTCCTCTATAACTTCTTTAGCCCAACGTTTATCAGGTGCCCAAACGATGCCTGATGAAAATAAATCAGTCACTGAATTGACCCTGGCAATCTTATCCTGTCCTTTACTCGGTGTGAACTCCTGTAGTGGTAGCCCCATCCTGCGGATTTCTTGGTAAAGCGCAGCCCCGTTGGATTTTTTCTCAACAATAAATGAATCAGGTTGCCACTCTTTGTATTCTTCAAACACTAATTTCTTAAGTTCAGGATACTCCATCCTTCTTTTTATGGCGTTAAGCAGTATGATATTGTAGTTGTTAACTTCTTCGTTGAAGAACACGCCCCATACAGTCAAAGCGTTGTAATCAGCTCTATTGTTATTTTCCTGGGCAGCATCCAAAGACATAATTAAATATTCACACTGAGGTGGGTCATCTTTATCCCAAATTTTCCACCATTCCCGCTTAATTAACGCCCCTTCTTCAGAAGTTGGGTCCTGCATGTATTGGGCTTGCCAATAGCGTGGGTCAAGTGAAGCTTTTTTAGCGTTTAGTTCTTCAACCGGCCAAAATTCAGGCCAAAGTGGGTTGCCGCTTGGCAAAATGGCAGGAAATTCTACGATCTCCCACTGTTCTGCATCTTCATTCTTGGACATGTGGTTAATAACCTGACCGGTTAGATCAAGTTTTGACCATCTTGTCATCACAATAATAATAGCGCCCCCAGGCATAAGGCGCTGAATAGGACCAGACTGAAACCACTCCCAAGCGGGAAGAAAAACGTCTGCTCTTCCTTGTTTAGCCTCTTGTTCGGAATGAGGATCGTCAATAATAAAAAGGTCAGCCCCCCTACCAGCAAGAGCACCCCCAACACCAATAGCAAAATATTCGCCATTAAAGTTAGTACCCCATCTAGAGGCCGATTTTGAGTCTTGTTGTAACTCAATTTGCGGGAAAATTTGCTTATACGGGTCACTTGCCACCAAATTTCGGACTCTTCTACCGAAATTTACGGCTAAATCAGCCGTATGGGAAGCCATAATGATCTTTTTATGTGGGTACTTACCTAAAAACCAAGCTGGAGCTAGGTAAGAAATAAGTTCTGACTTGCCATGACGGGGTGCAATGTTTACAACTACCCGTTTTTTGACCCCGTTGGCTATATCTTCAAAGATTTTAGCCAGCCTTTTATGGTGTGGGCCTACTTTATAGCCTGGGTATACGTGGTCTGCGAAGGCTAATAGCTTCTTTTGCCCTAGCGATTGGGCTTGCTGCGACTCCCAAAACTCTAAATCCCGCAAAATCTCCCGTTTTTCATCCGGAGAAGCATGGGGAAGTAGCTTTTTAAGGGCCGCTATCTTCTGAGGTGTTAATTTGAGTTGGTTCGACATCAATTATGTCTTGAGCATCGGCGTATTTGGTGAGTCGCTCAAGTTTTTCCAGCTTAGCCAACAGATCTTTCTCCACCTGATCGATGGGTTTAAACTGCACCGTTACTTCTGACCGGCGTTTGAAGGCATCCACGCCGTCAACTTCGCCTAATGCTTTTAATGCCGCAATAACATCCTTGGCATTTCCTGATTCAGTCTGTTCAACAAGCTTATTAACAACAAATATTTTGAAGTCAGCAAGATCCCTAACAATCATTTGATCATATTGGGACACCATACCAGCTAGGTATGCAAGGGTTTCATTCTTGTAATTACTAAATTGAATATGTCCCTTGGGGTCTTCAACCATTTTCTTAGCCAATGCGCGAGCTTCGTCTTTATCTTTATCGCTGGGATGTATTGGTTTGCCTTGGAGGTCCGCTATAAGTTTTATAGTTCTAGCCCTGACTTCCAATTCTTCTTTTGGTGTCATGGGGGGTAGGGCTTCTGCTGCGTTGGCAGGCAGGGGAATATTTGGGTCTATGTCTAACATATATGTTGGCATAGGTTCGTAATGTAAACGTATGGTACCTAAAAGACAAGGGGGGTGTTTTTATATTTGGAAAATTATAAATCGTTTGTGCAAATTATGGGGTGTAGGGGGGTGCGAGCGAGGCGGCCAGTCCAGGGGGTGGGGGGCCGGTGGGGTTACCGTGGGATGCGTGACAAAGGCCGAGGGGTTCGGTATAAGTAAAGTCATGGGAAACGTCCCATAACCCAAGTCAGAGGGAGTCTGACAAGACAGGAGGCCATCATGGTCAAAGTCACTAGCTTGCTCAAGCAAGCATTCAGGGCGGCGGCAAAGCCCTATAGAGTCGAGATCATCGATCTCGAATCCGACAACAAAATCGTGCATCGGGCTTGGACTCAAGCCGACGCGATGGAGTGGATGAGGTGCTACGGCACCGACTTCGGCCCGCACATCGTGCGGATCACGACGCGGTTCGGTCGGCTAGTCGCTAGCAGGGCAACGCTAGCATAACCAAGCAGGGGCTTCGGCCCCTGCTCTTTTTTTGGCCCACCATCTTTGATGCCAGTTATGTGTCCGTGCGCGTGCTGTGCGAGCGTGCCGCTATTTAGCGATTCACGCTACCGTGA